ACCTTACTTTTGAATTAGGCTCATTAGAAGGCTCAAAATTATTAGATGGGGCAAGATTAACTTTTACAGTTGAAGTGCCTAATACGGTTATTAATTTATGCGAAGGGGATTAATTATGTCAGTAGTAGATGAATTAAATAAGTTTGGTAAATATGTAGTACAACAGTCAAAGTCTAACTTATCAAAAAAGAAAAAGAAAGATACAAGCGCATTATACAACGGTGTTAAGTATTCAGTTGAGGCAGGAAATCGTACAACAACATTAAGATTTGATTTTGGTACAGCAAATGATTATTGGGAGTTTGTAGATAAGGGAGTGAAAGGAGTAAGCAGTTCAGCGAAAGCGCCAAACAGTCCTTTTAAATTTGGAACAGGAACAGGAAAAAAAGGAGGGTTAACTAAAGGTATTAACGGTTGGGTTGCAAGAAAACGTATTCAATTTAAAGACAGAAAGTCAGGGCAATTCCTATCATATAAATCAACTGCCTTTTTAATAATGCGTTCGATTTGGAATAAAGGATTGGCAACAACTAACTTTTTTACCAAACCATTTGAACAAGCATTCCAAAGATTACCAGATGCAATATATGAAGCATATTCATTACAAGTTGAAGACCAATTAAAAGTAAGATTGAAGTTATGATAAAAACACTATCTCCATATTATTTAACTATCCCGTTTCTTGATCCTGACACAACGGATACGTGCACGGCTTATACATTGAAACTATATGTTTGGGATGGAGTAAAATCAACGCCTCCAACAGATGCAAGTTATTCAATTACTAAAAGCAATCCAACAAGCTCAACAGGAAATGACATAGTAAATGTAGCACGTTTGCTAAATGACTTTATTGATTTTACGCCATCTACAGGAACTGCAACGGGTTTAATTGATGGAGATAATCAAAGATGGTGCAAAATTACTTTGACTTATACAACTTTAATTGATGACATAGCAACGTTAGGAGATGAACAAGACGTATCTACTGAATTAGTTTTAAAAGGGTACGGTTACGGTATGGAAGGCGAAAACGCACAACCGAAAGCAAGTAGATTATTATTAGATGGTGTTGAATTTAAAGTAAATAGAACGGGGGTTTTTAACGTTCCTGTAAAAATATTAGAAGTATGATAACAGTAATTTCCTATCCTGATAATGAAATTGATTATTCAATATCAGACCCAACGAGTACAACCTCGTCTGAAATGGTTAAAAATATTTGGGTTGATTTATCTGAAACCACTACCGATGAATATGTTGAGATAGTATTCAATGGTGAAACTATTACTTTGCTTATTCAAGATGAATGTAGATACACCCCGTTAGATATTGCTTTTCAAAATAAAGATGGTGCTTTGCAGTTCGTTACTTTCTTTAAAGCGAAAACAGAATCAATGTCAGTTACTAATGAAGAATTTGAAAGCGATAGAGGTCAGCCTAAATTTGGTAATCACCAATACGTTACTTATAACGTTCAAGGTAAAAGCAAGTTTAAGATTAACAGCGGATTTGTTGACGAAGCAATGAATGAAACGTTTAAGCAATTGATGTTAAGCGAAAGAGTTTGGATATTTAACGATGCTACTTATACCCCTATTAAATTAGGTGCTAAATCTATTGAATATAAGTCAAGGCAAAAAGATAGATTAATGAATTATGAGTTTGAATTTGAATATGCTTTTAATGAAGTGAATAATATATGATGCTTAAATTATTTTTAGAAGATGATCCAATTCCTTTGGATATGTTTCAAGACGAAAGTATTGAAATTAATTCATCTATCGCTAATGTTAATGATATAACTAAAAATACAACAGATTATATAAAATCATTTACAGTTCCTGCAACTCATAACAATAATAAAAAATTCAAACATTACTACGATGCAAATATTGATAATGCGTTTGATGCACGGGTAAAAGTTTCAGGTCGGATTGAGTTTGATGGAATACCTTTTCGTTATGGTAAATGGAGTTTAGAACGTGTGCAATTAAAACAGGGTAAACCATACGCTTATAGTATAAACTTTGTAGGTAATTTGGTTAGCTTAAAAGACAAACTTAAAAATGATGAACTTTCGATATTAGATTTTTCAGCATTAAATCATACTTACGATAGCGCAACGGTTAAAACAAAATTACAAACGAATGCAGATTTAATCTATACACTATTCACAAAGAAACAATTATATTACAGGTCGGGAAGTGAAAATATAAACACCGATACACTTGCAAACATAGCTTATACAGGCGGTGCAAATACTGGGGTAAATTGGGATTTATTAAGACCTTCTATAAAATTGATTAAGATTATTGAAGCGATTGAAACGAAATATAGTTTAACCTTTAGCCGTGACTTTTTTGGTACTACTGAATTTCAAAATTTATTCCTTTGGATAAATAATGATTCAGAATTATCTAAAAAATCTAACAACGAGGTTAGAATGGATATGACAAATATCGGGTCGATTGGTGCAAATGGGGGTACTTTAGATTTAACCGAAGATACATTCACAGCAGGAGGCAAACGGATATATGGTGAGGTTCGCATTACACCAAGTGCAGGATATGAAACCGTGCCTTATTCAGTTGAAAGAAGATTAGACGGTGCAAGTTGGGGTACTTATTCAAACTTAACAGGAACGCAAGTAACAACGTGGCGCATTGATAACGACACAAAAAAACATTCTTGGTATATTTCATCAAACGAGGAGTTTAAGTTTACCAGCAGACTTACTATTGAATTTCAATATGAAAGCTATAACGGTTATGCAGACTTCCCCGAACAAGAAATATCGGGAGTTTTTAATGTAGGTTTCAATTTACCAAAGATTAAGATAATCGACTTTATAAAAGGGTTGTTTTCGATGTTTAAATTAGTTGTTATTTCAGATGACAATGAAAATTTATATGTAGATACGATAGATAATTACTATGCACTTGGTAGGGTATGGAATGTATCAAGATATGTAAAAACCGATACTTTGGAAGTATCAAGGGGTAACTTATTAAACGAATTAAAGTTTAATTTCAAAGACCCTATCACTATTTTAAATACACAATTTAAAAAAAGTACTGGTTTAGGTTACGGAGATGAACAAGTATTACTTACTGACGACGGAACGCCAACGGGAAAACCATTAGAAGGCGATTCGTTAACAGTCGAAGTACCATTTGAACAAATAATATACGAAAGATTACCAGATTTAAACGATGGTATTTTAACTAATATTCAATATGGTGCTATTGTAGATGACAAGATTGAACCGGTTAATCCTGCACCTCATATATTTTATAACATTAATACAACAATTGGAACAAAAACAATCGGATATATTAATGATTCAAGCGTAAAAGAGCAGTTAACAGGAAACATAAATACACCTTCGCATTCAATTGATTGGGCATCGCCTCAATATAACTTAACATTTGGAATAGAGAACAACGAATGGACAAATATATCTAGTGAAAACACGCTATATTCAAACCATTATTTGAGTTATGTTAGTAGTATTTTCAATCCTAAAAGACGTTCATTTAAATATAGTGCAGTGTTACCTTTAAGAATATTATTGCAGTTACAATTGAATGATATTTTAGAAATCAAAAACAATTATTATAGAATTGATAATTTCAATTTGAATTTATTAACACGTGATATAAGTCTAAATTTAATCAATGCTTTTGATTTAGTAATTGCAGGATTTACTTCGGATGTCAATAGTTTGATAGCAGATTATTTGCCACAAACACAATCTATAAGCATTCCAAATATAGGTAATAGCACGGTTTCAGTTGACGATGGAACTTGGTTAGATGCAACGATAGTAGGTACGATAGTGTACTTTGACTTTGAACAAAATAATACAGGATTAACTAGATTTAATAATGCAACGATAACCAATACATATACTTTACAAACGATTAATATTTTTGTTACTCAGTACGGTACAACGGTCACAGCAGACAATGGAACAATAACAGCGGATAGTAATTTAATAACAGTAGACAATGGCTAAACAAACAATAGCAATAGGCACAATCGCAAATGATGGAACTGGCGATACATTACGAAATTCATTTGACAAAGTAAATGACAATTTTGATGAGGTTTACAACTTCACAGGTTGGGAACAAATCACAGATAGCACTTATACAAGCGGTTCGCCTTTGGTTATATTATCAGGTGTAACGGGTAAAATATTAACGGGTACAGTAACGAAGATACAAACCCAATTACCAACAGGTGTAACTACTTTTTGGGATGCATCAACCGATAAATTAGTAGCTGTAAATAATGGAGATGCCTTTGCTTTGTCTTTGAGATTTAAAGCTAAAATGAATGTAGCTAATGGATTAGCAGACGTTGCAATTAATATCGGGGGCGCATTAAATAAAATATCAAATGAAACAATTGTATTTTCAAAAGGCTCTGGAGTTGAGCAAAAGTTTGATATTGATTTGAGTTATTTTACAGGTACTACCTTCATAGCAAACGGTGGGATAATTGAAATACTACCTTTGAATGGCGATATAAGTATTTACGATATTGTATTAGTAATTTTTAGAACACACAAAGGAAAATGATAGCGGATATTATAACACTTTTACAGTCACATCATTTTATGGGTGCGGGTGAATTTACGGAAATTGCAAAAGGCAAAAATGAATTAGATAATTACTTTAGAAAAATAAAAAGATGGCTATCACAAAGGAAGTAAATATAGTAGTAAAAGAAACAGGACTAGACGAAGTTAACAAAAAAGTTAACAAGCTAGAAACATCCGTTAGTAGTTTAGAAGATCAACAACGTTCTTTAGCTAATTCGATGGCAGATAGTTCTCAATCGGTTTTAGATAATGGCGGTGCTATGGGATTGCTAAATGATGCAACGGGCGGACTTGCTATGACTGTTAAAGATGCAGTTGAAGCCTCTGTATTATTTACTAAAAGCCAAAAGGCAGCAGCAATAGTTACGGCAATTCAAACAACCGTTATAGGTACTTCAACAGGCGCAATGAAAGCCTTTAGAATTGCTTTGGCTGCAACTGGAATAGGATTAATTGTTATCGGTTTAGGTTTGCTAATTGCAAACTTTGATAAGGTTAAGAAAGTTGTAATGAATCTTATTCCGGGTCTTGCTTTGGTAGGTGACTTTGTAATGGGAATTGTTGAAAGTATTACTGATTTTATCGGGGTAACTTCGGAGGCTGAAAGAGCATTAGCTGAACTTACAGAGCAAGCTAAGAAGTCAAATGCAATGAACGAAAAGTTTTTAGCTGAGGAAGGCGATAGGGTAAATGAATATACTCGTCAAAAGATAGAAGCGAAGAAAAGATATAATGACGCTGTTCAAGAAGAGGGGGCAAATGAAAAAGCACTAGCCGCAAGATTAAACCGTGAACTTTTAGCTATTGATAAAAAACATAATGACGATTTAGGCAAAGTAAGAAAAGATAAACAAGATAAAATCGATGCAGCCAATAAAGAGGCAACTGATAAAAGAAAAGAGGCTACATTAAAAGAGCAAGAAGAAGAAAAACAAAGATTAGCTGATGAAGCAAAAGCTAAACTTGATATTGAAATGCAGTCTGCAAAAGATGCTATTTCTATTTTAGACGAACTTAAAAAGAATGTAGAAACCCCAGCACAAAAAGAGCAAAGAGAATTTGAGGAAAAGAAAGCAATTTTAGAAGCTAATAATTTATCTACTGAGGAATTAGAAGTACAGCATATTGATGCTATGTTTGCTATTAGTGAAGAAGATAGAAAGAAAAAAGAGGAGCAACAAAAAGATAAAGAAGCAAAAGACAAAGAGGCAGCGGATAAAGAAATAGCACAAGCACAAGCAGTTGCTGATGCTAAAACAGAAATAAACGCAAGAACCGTTGATAATATAAGTTCAACAATAGGATTAATAGCTTCTTTAGCTGGCAAAAATAAAGCTATACAAGCGGCAACAGTTATAGCGGATGCTGGTATTGGTATATTTAGAATTATCACTAATACAAATGCAGCAAATGCAGCGGCATCATTAAAATATGCTTTATTGCCAGGAGGTCAAGCTTTAGCAGCAGCAGAAATAATACAAAATAAAATATCAGCAGGAATAGGAATAGCAGGAACAACAATAGCAGCAGGGAAGGCTTTAGCTTCTTTAGGAAAAGGAGGAGGCGTTCAGGGTGGAAGTGCAAGCGGTGGAGGTTCAGCACCACAAGCCCCATCATTTAATTTAGTTCAAGGAACAGGAAGAAATCAAATAGCGGAGGGATTGAATAGACAAACAGTTGTAAAGGCTTATGTAGTGCCTACAGATGTAAGTACAGGGCAGTCGATGGATAGAAATATTGTTAAGAGTGCATCTCTATAACGCAAAAACAAAACAAAAACAAATTTATTTTATTATAACATTAAACAACTATCAAAATGAAAGTAGAAGAAATAAAATTAGCGTTTGAAACGAATGTGAAATTAGCCACAGTTGATTCATTAAAAAGCAGTTTGCAGGGAGTTTCATCAAAAGCCGATGCTGGTGCTAGTTTGGTACAAAAAGGAAGGGCTGAATATACAGCAGCAAGAAATGATTTGTCATTATTGATAAAAGAAATTTTCACTACCAAAACAAAAGCAAAAGATATCGGAGCTACCGCAACTGAGCAAGACCTTGCTAAAATGCAATCGTCTGCCGAAAAAACATTAAAAGAATACGAAAGCATTATTAAGAAATTATTTTAATGAAAACCTACGAAGCTAAATACGACCCATTAAAAAACAAAGGAGTTTATGGAATTTCTTTAGTTGAAAATCCAGCGATGGAGGGGTTATTTATTGCACTATCAAAAGATGAAGTTTTACAATTAAAAGAAATTGACAAAGAACAACGGATTTTAATGGGGTTAGTTTTAGAGCCAAACAAACCTATTTATAGAAATCAAAACGGTGAAGAGTTTAATATTGTTTTCAATGAAGAAACAATAAAAGATTTGTCCTATGGTTTCTTTAAAAATAATTCACATTCAAATAGCACCATTGAACACGATGTAAAACAAAATATACAAGGCGTAACTTTTACAGAAAGTTGGATAGTTGAAAATCCTAAAATTGATAAATCGACTAACTTTGGTTTTGAATATCCAAAAGGCAGTTGGTTAGCGGTTATGAAAGTGGATAGTGATGAGGTTTGGAATGATTATGTTAAGACAGGCAAAGTTCAAGGTTTCAGTATCGATGCTATGCTTAGTTTAGAAGAAGTAAATTTAAAATCAAATATAGAAATGAGTAATACAAACACGTTATTAGAGCGTATTCTTTTGGCTTTGACACCAGAGAAAAAGATACAGCTAGGTAGTATGATGCTTGCTGATGGTTCGTTAAAAATCGAATGGGAAGGCGACGTATTAAGCGAAGGGTTATCTGTATGGGTAACAGCCGATGACGGTACAAAAGTACCCGTTCCAGTTGGTGAACATCCTTTAGAAGATGGGACTATTTTAATTGTAGAAGTTGAGGGAATTGCTAAGGAAATTAAACAAGCCGAAGCACCATCTGAAGAACCAGCACCTGCACAAGATATGGCAGCCCCTGAAACAGATGGCAAAGTATCAAACGATGCTAAGATTGCAAGTGAAATCGAAAGTGCTATTAAATCAATTTTGATTAAATACACAGCGCAAGAAACAAAGATTGCAGAATTAGAAGCACAAGTTTTAGAACTTGGTAAACAACCAGCAGTTAAATCAATTAAAAGCACGCCTGTACAAGTTGTACAAAAAGGTAAATTTTCATCATTACTAAACAAAATAAATAACTAAAAAGAATGGCAACAACAACAAGAATATTTGGCAAAAAAGATGCTGATGCAAAAATAAAAACAATTGCAGCGGCTACAACATTAACTGATAGCGATAGCGGAAAAGTTATTCTATTAAGTGCATCAGCAGGAAAAGTGGTAACACTTCCAAGCGTAGCAGTAAAAGGATTCAATGTAAAAGTATTATTAGGGGCAGCTTTTGCAACTACTAATTTTACAGTAGTATCGCCAACAGCGAAAATACAAGGGGGAGCGATTGTTAACTCTGTTTATGTTCCTGCAGTAGATGAAAATACTATTTCATTCGTAGCAACAGCAGAAACAGTAGGCGACTATGTAGAGTTGGTTTCAGATGGTACAAATTATTATGTTAATGGAGTTGGTGCTTTAGCTGGTTCTATTACTTTCACATCAGTTTAACAATTAAAAAAATAAAATAGAAAAATGGCAACAACAACAAACATTACAACAAACTACATAGGCGAAGTAGCGGGAGATTATATCGCAGCTATGATTAAAGAAAGTAATACACTTTCTGATAACTTGGTAACTATACTTCCAAACGTAGTATCTACAGTATATTTAAGAAAAATTGACGTTGGCGATGGCTTCGTTGATTATGCTTGTGGATGGGAACCAAGCGGGGATTTATCTTTGACTGAATACGCAATCACACCTAAAAAGGTAAAATGGGATGGCGAAATGTGTAAAGAAGATTTTAGACAATTATGGACTGCCCAAGAAATGGGATTCAGTGCTCATAACGATAATTTACCAGCAACAGAACAAGCGGCTATTTTACTTGAAATGGGTAAAAATATCGCTAGAAAAGTTGATGTAGATATTTGGGAAGGTGATAATTCAACAGGTAGATTTGCAGGTTTAATCCCTCAGTTGGTAGCTGATGCAACCGTTATCGATGTAGCTACTCCAACTACTATCACATCTTCAAATGTTGAGGCTGAATTGGCTGACTTTGTTGACGCTGTGCCAGATGCAGTTATCGGAGCACCTGATTTAGTATTGGGAGTTTCTACAAATGTTTTGAGAGCATTGAAAAAAATTCAAGGATCACAAGCTCGTTCAAATGGTACTTTCTCAAATCCTAGCGAGTTTGATTTTAACGGATATACTTTGACTGAAATCAAAGGATTGAACGCTAATACAATGGTAGCTTATGCAAAATCAAATGTTACTTTTGTAACAGGACTTTTGGCAGACCACAACGAAATTAAAATTAAAGATATGGATGAAACTGATTTGTCAGGAACTATCCGTACAAAAGTAGTTTTCACGGGAGCTATTGGATATGCTTACGGAGCAGAGATTGTTCTTTACAGAGGGTAACAAGTAACTAAGGGGGTTTAGTTACCCCCTTTAAACAAAATATATAAATATGGCTTGTGATATTACAGCAGGAAGGTTAAAAGCCTGTAAACAATCTTTAGGAGGTCTAGGCAAATTGTATCTTTTTAACTTTGTTGAAAATCCATTTACAGTAACAGCAGGGGTTGCAACCGCTATAAATCCTTTGCTTACTACTGTTTTTGAATACGAAATAGAAGGCGATGGTAACAATGTAGCTGAGAGTTTAGTACCTGATAGAAATTCAGGAACAACTTTGAACACTCAAACATCTACTATTGTATTGAAAAAAATAGATGCAACTACAGGGGCACAATTGAACTTATTAGCTTACGGATTCCCTATGGCAGTTGTAAAAGACCGCAATGGAATTTACCACGCAATAGGCATCGATGACGGCATTGACTTCACAGTAGCACAAACTACGGGTGGAGCGAAAGGAGAACTTAACGGTTATACACTTACAGGTGTTTCTACTACTGGAAGTTTATCACCTAAATTAGACACAGCAACAACATCAGCATTTATCGCTTTGGTGGATTAATATTGGATTAGTTAATTTTAAAACCTCTTTTTAAAACAAAAAGAGGTTTTTTTAGTTATTATATTATGAACATCACGAATCCAACAGATACAACACACGAATTAAAAATCATACCTCGCTTTGGTTTACCTACTGAGGTTGTTTTTAGTTTGTATAATGAAGAAACACAACTAACTGAAACTATCACGAATACTTTTAGTTTTTTAGATGGGTATTTAACTGTATTATTTGATTATGATTTTATTGAAAATCAAAAGTTTCAAATTAAATTAACCGATACAAGTGTAGTTATTTATCGAGGTAAACTAATGGCAACTACTCAAACAACGCAAACATTCAAAGCATCAAAAGACCTATATTATTATGAGTAACGATATAAGATTATTGCAGTTAAGCAACTATGTAAGACCAAAACTAGAAGAAAACAAGTCTAAAAATTGGGTCTTAAACGGTAGGGATAATTCATTTTACCAATATGTAATTGACCGTTTCAATGGAAGTCCTACTAATGCGGCTATTATTTCATCTTACATCGATTTAATTTATGGCAAAGGGTTAAGCGCTAGAAATAAAAACTTAACCGCTTGGATAAATCTTTCTGTTATTTTAAATAAAAAAGAATTACGCAAGATAATATCTGACTTTGAATTATTCGGGGAGGCTTCAATGCAAATTGTAAAGGCTAAAAACGGAAAAGATTTAGCAGCGATATATCATTTACCTAAACAATTAGTAGTACCTGCTTTAGAAAATGAAGACGGGGAAATTGAATCTTATTGGTACTGTAAAGATTGGACCAACACAAGAAAATATACACCAGAAGAATTCCCTGCCTTTGGAACTTCAAAAGAGAATATTGAAATCTATTGTATTAAACCATATAAAGCTGGTAAAAACTATTTTAGCGATCCTGATTATTTAAGTGCTTTACCTTATGCTGAAATGGAAGAGGAATTGGCAAACTTTTATATCAATTCAATCAAAAAAGGATTAAGCGCAGGATATATTGTGAACGTTCCAAATGGTATAAATTGGACAGCAGAAGAAAGAGATATTTTTGAAACTAAAATAAAAGCAAAATTAACAGGTTCGCCAAATGCAATGTCTTTTGTATTGTCTTTTAATGGTCAAGATGCGGAGGTTACAATCGTACCTTTTCCTGTTAATGAGCAACAACACAAACAATGGGAATATTTGACAGGCGAAAGTCGCCAACAAATAATGACAGGGCATAAAGTTGTATCTCCTAAATTGTTTGGTATTATGAGCGAAGGCGGTTTAGGTAACAACGCAAACGAACTAGACGAGGCAGAGGGGCAACTAATGAAACGAGTTATATCACCTAAACAGGCATACATAACCGAAGCCTTAGAAGAAATACTATCATTTTACAATATCGGTTTAGATTTATACTTCATTCCATTAAGCGAACAATCAGTTCAATTAAGTTCAGACGAAAAAAAAAAGATTGAATTAGATGAGTATGGCGAAGATGAAGATTTAGAAAACTATGAACTTATCGACGTTAAACCCGTAGATTATGACGAAGAAGATAGGTTAGAATTAGCCTCAGTAAGTAGTGGAACAGCTAAACCTAATACAAAATCAAAATGGGATACTGATTATTATATATTTCGCTATCGTTATGCAGGAAATGCAGCACCTGAAAGACCATTTTGCAAAGAAATGATGCGAAGAAATAAAATTTACAGGCGTGAAGATATAGAATTGATGGGCGAAAACAATGTTAATCCTGGTTTTGGAATGCACCCAACACCAAACAAGCCTTATTCTATATGGAAATATAAAGGAGGCGGTTTGTTAAGTGCTAATTTTACAGGTGGAACTTGTAAACATTATTGGGAAAAACTAACTTATCGAAAAAAAGGAGTTAAAATAGATGTTAAAAACCCATTGAACGAACCAAAAGAAAGTAGAGCATCAGGAATAGCGGGACAAGCACCGCACGACATTTAATATTACTATGGAATTACTATTTATTACCCCGCAAGAAATGACCAATAGCACGATATTATCGGGCAACACTGACACGGATAAATATTTATTTTGTATTTTAAACGTACAACTTACAACTATCGAACCATTATTAGGTACTGAGTTATACGATAAAATCAAAACAGACAAAGAAGCGGACACGTTAGCTGGTTTATATCTTGAATTATACACCGATTTTATCAAGCCAATTACTAAAAATGAGGCTTTGGCTCAGTATATTGAAATAGCTTCTTATATGGTAGATAACGGGGGAATTTATAAACATACAGCGGATAATAAAGAAGTAGTTGACAAAGCCGAAGTGCAATATTTAGCTGAAAAATATAAGGCTTTGGCTCAAATGTATGTACAACGTTTTAATAAATGGATTTGCAAAAATTATTTAGTCGAATATAAAACTTGTCAAGATGAAGTTAATGCCTTAAAAGGAATTAATCTATTAGGTGGATGGAAATTGTAAGCGGTTATACTCGAAAATGCAAAGATAGTTTAGGAGGTATTAAGGCTGTTTGGCTATTGAAGTGGGTAAAATATAACCGTTCGCAAATTGTAACAAATGGAAATTATTTAACTTCATATCCTCAAAGTGTTATATTTAGATTTGAAAGTGTTACACAACCAACAGCAAATGAACAACAGCAAGAAAATGAAGGCGGTAAATTCTTTGAACAAAGTATATCAATGTCTTTTAAATCAAATTACAATAAAGAATTTGAACAAATGATAAAAAGCGATTGGCAATGTTTGATTTTAGATAATAATGGTTTATATCGCATATTTGGATTATACAACGGGATGCAATGCGGTAATATTGATTTTAAAACAGGTGGAGGTAAAAGTGAATTAAATGGATATACTTTCACGCTTACAGGACAAGAAGAAAAAACATCTTATTTTATAGAAGATTTAGATCAGGCAGGATTTACGGAACAAGGATTTGATTACTATTTAGATTTTAATATATATGGCTAAAATAACGTACACCGATAAGGTAAATATAAAAGATATTCCTGTAGCTGAAATTAATAAATTTACAGCAATAAATGCTAATGAAATAAAAACAGTAGTTAATGGATTAGATGACATTAAATCAAGTTTTTTAAACGTAAGTACTTATTCAGATTTATTATTGATAAGTCCAGAAACTCATTTAACAATTATAAAAGTACTAAATGATGAAAACAAAGGAATAGATAATACAATATATTATTTATATCCAGATGGGACTAGAATGTGGATGGCAGCAGTTGAAGATATTTAATTAAAATAAAACAAAAATAAAATGGCAAATTTTCCAACTTGGAGCAAAAATTTTCAAGATATATTATTAAGAGAGGGTAGACCAATTCCTGCTAGTAACATATCTTATTCTGGAGTTATTCCTTCAACTAGAACATCAGTGGGTAGTTTTACAGGTATCGGATATGGTAATGGCTTTTATTGTACATCGGCAGTTATTACTGTAAATAGCACAATACCAGTGGGGGTTCAAGTAACAATATCAGAGGCAACTGATAGTGATTTATTTGAAAAATCGACCGCACTGTTAAGAAATAAAATCTACAATCAGACTATTTGTATTCCCGTAAATGAGTATTTTAGAGATTTTCCTATTATTGGGGTTTATTTAGAAAATGGAGATGGCACTACTACTGGAAAAGTAGACGTATCGTTAAATGGAATTGTATTGACCGATAGTCAAAATTTTGACGCTAATAATTTATGTTTATGGGTTGGGGATAGCATTACTGCAATGTCAGGTTTGCCGCAAAATAATATTGCTAAAAAATTTGAATTACATACCCATATGGTTAATAATTATTTAATCAGTAAAGGTAAGGATACTAGGTTAAGCGTTCAAGCTGTAGGCGGAACTACATCAACACAAGGCGAAAGTGCAAGATTGAGAGGTTTTTTTGATGGACCAGGGAAAGCAAGTTATTATTTTTATCACTTTGGCGCAAATGATGCATCACAAGGAGTTGCATCGGGGACATATACGGCAAATATCGGCAAATTTATAAATTGGGCTTTGTCAAAAAATTCAAGTGCTAAAATAATAATATTAGGTATAACTCCAGCTGAAAATGCAACTACTAATACAAACGCAATATCTTTAAGAGCAGGTGCAAGTGCTTTTGTCAGCGGATTATCATTAAGCAATGTGTATTATTGTGAACTTGGAAGTGCTTTTGATAGATTAAATAGTTCTTTCTATTCTACTACTGACTCGGCAGGAAGTAGAGTACATCCAAATGTGGCAGGAATGGCAGCTATCTATAATGTAATTTCTACATTTTTATTTGATAATGATATCGCTTAATGAAATTCATCCTATTGATATTATTTGTAAACCTTTCAATCGCTCAAAGTTCAATCGTTGCTTGTGGCAATAAAGACATAACAATAGGCGAAGTTTTCCCAATTATGCAAACGATACAAGAAGAAAAAGAAGTGAGTTTAAGCACGCCTAAATTTGAAATACCTATCGAACAACCTAAAATAGTTAAAAAAAAATTAACTATCTTTGATAAAATAATAAATTTAATTAAAAAACTATTTAAAAAATGAAAGACATTAAAACAACACTAGCAGGACTTTTAATTGGAGTACCTACATTAATTGATTCTTTACTAACTGCTTATCAAACAGGTGCTTTTGAGGGTAAAAATACTCTACAATTAGCCGCTGCAATAGGTATTATTTTATTGGGTTGGTTAGCATCCGATAAAAAGAAGTAGTAAATTGAAATCCTACTGTTTATACGGTGGGATTTTTTTTGTATTTTTGATTAAAACAATTTTATAATGGCAGCAAGACCCCCGAAAGAAAACTGTACCGAACACACTATCGAGATTAACAATCTTAAAAAAGATATGGAACGCATAAAAGACCACGAACAAAAATTTAATAGAGTATTAGATAGGTTAGAAGAGAAAGTAGATTTGCTTAGTGATACTACTTTGAACATAAATGCAACTCTTTTACATTTAAATGATATTCCTGATAGGATTAGAAAGTTGGAAGATAAATCTATTGTTTACGACCTCGTTAAGTTAGGTTTAGGAATTATGCTAGGGGTGTTCATTACTAATTACGTTGGTGATTTAATGGTAAATAATCGGGATAAAAACGAGTATAAAATAGAGAATAGAAAATAATGGATAAACTAACTATTGACCGTATTAAATTGGCTCATCCTAAAATTAGGAAAGAACTTTTGGAACAGTACATCGAAATAAACAATCGTTTGCCTATGAACGTGCGTTTGCGTTTTCCGTGGGTATTAAGAACTCCAGAGGAGCAACACAAACTGTTTTTACAACGTCCTAGAGTTACAAAAGCGGATGCGTGGCAATCTATACACAATTACGGTTTAGCTTTCGATATTGTGTTACTTTATGACAAAGACAGAAACGGTACTTTTGAACTTGCTTCGTGGGAAAATAATAAATATTGGATTCAAGTTGTCGAGTATTTCAAATTGAAAGGTTGGGAATGGGGAGGTAATTGGAAATTTAAAGATACCCCTCATTTTCAAAAATCATTTGGTTTGACTTGGAAACAAATGAAATCTAAAATAGATAATAATGAAGTGATAATTGATAACGGAATTAAGTATATTAATTTATGAAAACACTATCAATATCATTCCTACTCGCAATAATGATTTTATTATTATTTGCTGTTTATGGTTGTGGAACTCGAAAAACAGATACTCAACAACGTGACAGCATTCACGTTGAAAATAACTACTCACAAGGCACGAAAATAGTATTAGGCAATACTTTTACATACAAACCATTTGATGCTCTTAAACCTATGTCAATTGAAGGCAAAGAGTATGTCAATGTAATAATTTCAAATGATAAAAGTAAGATTGTAGAAAAGTGGAATAATAGATACATTACAAAAACAATAGTTACTGAGAAAAAGAAACAAACTGAAAAAAGCGATAACACCATCTTGTGGATATTTATCGCTTTAATCGTTTGCGGTTTTGTTTTCCTTTGGTTTTATTTACCTAAACTTAAAACGGGCATTTAGATTTTTCTTTAGGTATTAAATCTGAATACTCTCGTTTAATCTTTTCTTTAATTGCTTCACGAATAAAATGTCCTACATCAACATTATACGACTTCATTTTCTTTAAAGTCAAATCTTGTGATTCAGTAATTCGTATTACCTTTGTTTTAGTGTATAATTGCATAATTGTAATACATTTATAGGTGTTAGCAAGTAGTTATGACCAATACTACGTTAACGGTTTATTATTAAATATTTCAAGTTGTTCTTGAAGGAATCCTATCAACTTTATATTATCATCAACGCTTATCCATACAATAGCATTACTACTACTATCACAACCTTCTATTTCAAAACAAATTTCATTATCCTTGTCTATTTCTGAAACTTCCATTTCCCATCCTTTATTATTTTTTAGTATCATTTTATTTGTTTTTAATACGTTCTTTTATTATCTCGCAATATTCAGCACTTATTTCAGAAGCTATCCATTTACGGTTATTTATGATACTCATTTTGGCTGTTGTACCGGAACCAGAAAAACAGTCATAAACGATGTCGTTTTCGTTACTCCAAGAAATTATATGGTCATTTGCTAATTGTTCTGGAAATATTGCCGGGTGTTGAAATGCTATTTTATCTTTAGTGCTATTTTGATTTCCTCTTGGCAAATCCCAAACATTACTTTTAACTCTTGTATCGTCATTTCTAGCTTTCTCTTTTCTTAAAAAAGCATTTGTTCCATCAATTCTTTTTAAACTTCCATCAGATTGTCTTTCGCCACCTACGCCAGTTTTGTTTTGTTGTCTTTTTAAACTTCCCTCTGTTTTCATTTGTCTTAATAAATTAACAGTATTTGGTTTTCCTTTACTAAAAACAAACATATACTCAAAATCTTGGTAATACCTTACAACATCAGGAAAAGCACAAGTTCTTTTATAAATCATTGTATCGTGCAAATTAAAACCTGCATTTTCTACAAATAATATTGCAGTTTTAAAACTGGTTAAACTTTCACAATAATTTTTAGTTTTATCATTTACAACCCACACAACCACACCTCCATCTTTAGTAACTCGATACAATTCTTTTGCAATATCATCTAATGGTAATGTAAATCCTTTATACATTCTTACATCATCATAAGGCGGAGAAGTAACTGTTAAGTCAATAAAATTATCGGGCATTTTAGCCATTGTTTCAAGGCAGTTTTCATTATGAATTTTGTTTACTAAATCCGTACTGGTCATAACAGCCGTTTTGCTCAATGCGGGTTTTTGTGTCTTATTGTTTTCCATCATATTTTGTTTTAATTATTAAATTTTGTATTTCTAAATCCCGCACTAAGCAAAGCGACAGGACGTTAGCCGTCAGTTTAACGTAAATCCGTTTCATCAACATCTTTAAATCTAACAAGAGTTTCAATCAATGCTTCTAAACTTTCTTTAGAAACTGAAAATCTTAATTCATCAACTCCACGTTCTCGTATAATTTCACCACTATTTGTATGTGTATATTTTGCTTTGTCAACTAATAAAATAATTTCATTGTGTCGGATAAATTCATCTTTTTCCTTTTTATCCTTTTTTTCTTTTTTTGCGTAATAAATATTTGTTCTAATTTGAATTAATGTGTTCATAAAATTTAGTTTAAAAACCGAACGGCTAACAAGTGTTTTACGCCATTGTGGGTTTAGGTTTAATATTAAGTTTGTTTTGCATCAGTTTAATTTCGTGATAACAGGAAAGTTTAGGCTTATTTAACCACAACGGACGTAAAGCACTCGAACGTTAGCGGTTATATTACACAAGACCGCATAAAACATTAAATACAGCCAAAAATAATAGTGTTGCTAATGAAAGTAAAAGCGAAATAAAACTGAATGAAATTATAGTAAATTTTCCGCCTTCGTTCCAGTTTTTTGAAAACCTATTGCTTCCGTTGTTGTATTTTGGTTTAGTAATTATCATAGTGTAAAACCACCATAAAATTGTTATTGTTTGGGTAAATCCATAAATTGATAAAAATGTTTTCATAAAAATCCAGTTTAAAAATACAACCGCTAACACTCGTTTTGTGCTATTACGGCAATTTTAGTTAATATTAAATTTTGTTGTTACGTTCACGTTTTTTGGTAGCCGAAAATTTACAGTCCGCTTAGTGCCGTAACATCACAAAGCGAGATACCGTTAGTAGCCATTTTAAAGAACGACAGTGCTAACGACTTCATTTCCCCAAACATCCCAACCATCTTTAGGTGTTCTGCAAAATAATTCAACTTTTGGTAAGTCGCCTAATAACTCTACAATTCGCTTTCTAACTTCATCAGGTTTTCGGCTATGTATATCTCTTTCAGCTTCTACAAGTTGTCTTACCTTGTGGCTTTTAATTAATCCGTGTGCTTTTCCTTTTGTAGCAAGCAAACATATTTCACTTCCTTTCATAGTCCATTTTCCCATAAAACAAACTTGATTTCCTTTGTTGGTTTTTTTATTCCAAATGAAAGCAATTGTTTTGTATTTGAAACCCCAAGCATCTATAACTTGCAAAGCATCAGGTAAATGAGCGTCTGTAGTCCACATAAATAATACTGCATCATCCGCCACTATTTCTTTTACAGGTAAAGCACATATTTCAGGTGTTTTCATTGTGCTATAATGCAACTCTAATTCTCTAAAGTGCATATTACCATTTTCTAACTTTTTTGAGCTTCTTATTTTATCCCCAAAACTCCAAGCAGGGTCTGCATAAACTATATTGTATTTTTTCATATTTGTAATTAAAATTTAGTGAATAAAAACGGCTACTAACAATCAATAAACAATAGTGGCCGAAATTATGTAACCGCATAGGCCACCATCGTTTATTTTTAACGTTATATTCCAGCTTCGAGCAACTTTGTAACCAAAGCTACTCAAACTGTCTATTTGTTGCATTTTCTTTCTAATTGTCTTTTACACCACTCTTCTACTTCTTCAAATGATTTTGCAGGCGTTGGTCTAAAATAATCCCTTAATTCTTTTTGCTCTCTTTTTTCTTTTTCATTTTTACAATCATAATAATCACATATTAAGTAAATTATATATATTATAAAAATAGCTATCAATCCTTTTAGTAATTCCATTTGTTTTGTTTTTTTAAAGTGGTCGAATAACACCACTTTAGATTAGTAAAAAAGCCGAGAATATAACAATCAATAAACAATAACAGCCGAAAGTTTGTTGGCGCATAGGCTGTCATCGTTTATTTTTAACGTTATAAGTAACTTTACTCAACATTGCGGTTAAAATTACTATCTCTTAATTCAGCTTTGTACAAAATCATTAAAACAGAAAAAATCGTTATTTCGGTTTGTTCTAATTCTGGCTTATCTCTTCTTACATAACCAAAACCATTATACCAATATGTTTTAGTTACCCAAGTTAAAAAATCAACCGCAAATATTTCAGCAATTTTTACAACTTTGCCAGTGTGATTATATTCTAAAGGACAGTCGTTATAACAATCCCAATATTGTGTGTGTGGTCTAATTTGTTCTTCTAAACTATCCATAAAAAAGCTACTTATAACAACTGCTATATTCAATAGCGGTTATCGGGTTAAATTCAATAATTTGTTTGTACTTGTTAAGTTCAGTCATAAACTGAAATATGGTTTTTTACTTTTCCGCTACTGAAATATAGCAGCAAAACGTTATAAGTAATACTACGATAGAAAATCAGGACAACGAATATTATCGTAATCAATTCGTAATCCACAAGAATTATAAAACCTACACCCAGCACAGCTTTCAGAATCTTCTTTGTTTACTATTTCCTCTAAAATAGTTATGTACTTTAAAACGCTAATTGGAACTTTTAAATAATCTTCCTCTGCGTTTTTTTTCCAGTATTCTAATGTATTACCTCTTATAATCATTTTTTCTATTTATTTAGTTAATATTTATTTCCAATTGCCGTACTACTTATAACAGCAATTACACGCTATTGCTACATTGTGATTAATTTAATGATTGTTTTGTACCTTTCAATTCCGTGTTAAACTAAAAGATGGTTTTGTGTTTTTACGCAACAGACGTGTAGTTTCGAAACGTTATAAGCCATTTTGCGACCGAACCTTACGACCAAGTTTTCTATCAATAAAAATACCTAACCTTTCAGGACAAGGGATAGCGATTACACCTCGTAAATATGGGAGTAAAAAAGTAATTCCAATTCCCCAATGTGTATCAATATTGAATGATAACTCAAATTGAAAAGCGTCTAACGACCAAAATGTAAATAATAACCAACGGAAAGTAAATCCACTTGTATTATGTTCGTCTGCTTTTTTAATAGCAATTACAGGCACTAATGGGAATATATTCCTATTGTACCATTTCTCTTTTCGGTAATAACCTGATGCTGTTTGTGACATTGTTTTTTAATTAAATTGTTAAGCCAAACACGAATAAAAAACGGCTTATAACAGTGGTTTGGCAAAATACCGCCACAAGCCTTTGTGCTAAATTTGAACATTCTGCAAGGCGGTACTTCGCCAAGCCACCAAACGTTATGTGAGATTTACTCAACAGCCTTTAAAGACATTACTATTTCAAAAACTTTAAAGCCATCTTCTCTCCAAGTTCCTTTGAATCTTTCTTTAATCATTTCTATTTCACTTTTTGAGTAATGTTCAGCAACTTCTATTCCATCGCTATCAGTAAAATAATCTAGTTTTTTACCGTCACTTTCATTTCTATTTACATATTCTCCAAATCTGTTTTTAATAACGTACATAATTTTTAATTTAAAAAACCTCACATAACAATGCATAACACTAATTACGATTTCGGTCTTGAATTTATAATTGATTTTGTATCAGTGATACGGTTTTTAATCTGAATGTTTCGGCTTATTTTATCCGTAACTAGAGTTATGCTCAACGTTATATTCCAGCTTCGAGCAACTTATCCATCAGCTCTAAATTTTCCTTACAAAGACCATTATTGTCTTTGTTTAAATCTTCTATTGTTAAGCGAAGATTTATTATCGTTTCTTTTTGCATTGCTACTATTTTTAATAACCATATAAAAAGTATTACTAATACGAAAAAAAATATAAATAATGAGTCCATAATTATTTAGCATTTACAATTTCATAAACTACTTCTAAATCTGATAATGGCTTATCAAAGTTTGGATCACTTAAACGAACTTTAAAAGCTACATCTTTTACTTTTCGTAGTTCCTTGTTAAGGCGTTCGTTTTCTTGCTCTAATGCTTCAATTCGTAGCAATAGAAATTCTTGATTTTCTTTCATAATGTTTTATTTTTTAAACGTTTGCGGTATTCTTTTTTGATTGCTTCTTTGCTAATCGATTGACAAGTTTCTTTTGTCAATTCCTGCACGATTTCAGGCTCTACAAATAGCAAAACCCGTTTTTTGTGCTGTTCTTTTGGTAGTTTTTTCATATTATATTTGTTTTACTGGATAAATTGTATAGCCCCATAATCCTAATTTTTGAAGGCGTTTTTGTTCTTTTCTTGCTTCTGTAATATTAAAATATAATTTACCAGTTTCCATACTGTTATATCTTAATTCGTGAGTGTACTGTTTAGTTTTCATAATGTATAATTTTAAAATGTTTCAACAAAGATAAACATAAATGTCACATAAAAAAATTATAAGTGTAATTTAGAATCGTTACAAATTAGTATATAAGTGTAATTTATATAAAAAATAGTTATATATTTGTACTCAACAAAAAAATTAATAATTATGTTAGACACTTACACAGACCACAGCCCACTTAATCCAATTAATAAACCAGAAATAGAGGTTGAATATTCCGAACTCGAAGAACAGCAAATCTGGAATATGGAACTTTGCCAAAAAATCGCAATTGCTAAAAATGATTTAAAGAAATGTATCGAATTAGCCGAACAATGCAACAACACACTTTTATATAACCAACTTTTAAAAATTAAATTATGAAAACAGCAGTAGCACAATTGACTAGATTTATTGAAAATGATAGTGAAACATTATCAAAAGATTATGTTTTGAAGATTTTAAAACACTTTGAAACAATGCAAGATAATCAATTGAAAACAGCATACCTTCACGGGCGTATAAATGTACTTCAAGGATGTGAAGGAGTATCTTGCGACGAATATTTTAAAATAGAATTTAAATAACTATGAGCGCAACCATAACTAACTGGGTTTACGAATCCAGAGAATCATTAAGAGAAAAAGCATTAATCGCTTTAGCAAAAGCAAAGGAATTAGAGAAAATTAAACAATTAAAAAAATGATTATGAAAAGTAACCTGCCTAAAATTAATGATTTGTATAACGATAAAATAAGCATCCAAAAATCGGATGCTTTTGTTACGCTTATGAATCAACCGCCTTTAGAAAAATGGATTAAACAACATCCATTTATCAAAAACTATAATTACCTACCTATTGAAAGAATTGAATTTCTTTTAAAAACAATCTTTAAACGTTACAAAATAGAGATTATTAGAGAGGGACAAAGTTTTAACGGTGTTTTTGTTGTGGTCCGGGTGCATTATTTTGACCCGTTAATTTCTGAATGGAGTTTTCACGACGGTATCGGAGCTTGTCAATTACAAACTAAAAGCGGTTCAAGTCCTGCTGAATTACAAAATATAAATAACGGTGCGTTATCAATGGCTTTTCCAATTGCAAAAACAATCGCTATTAAAGATGCGTGTGACCACTTTGGAAAACTATTTGGAAGCGATTTAAACCGTAAAGATAATATTTCATATTCATTGGATTTAACTCTAATTGAACTAACTCCAGAGCATCCAAATTGGCAAAAAGTAAAAGATGCTTTAGAAAGCAAAAATTACACTATTGACGATATAAAATCAAAGTACGAATTATCAATTGAAAACGAAAAATTATTATGTCAGAATTTAAAATAAGAGCGAGTGCCGGGGGGCAAATAGCTACCAACCCAAGAACAAAAACTGAATTACTTTCGCAAACGACAATTACATACGTTCATAATTGGCTCAAAGAATCAATATACGGTGTGCGTAAAGAAATTAAAAACAAATACCTATCAAAAGGATTGACTTTAGAAGATGAAGCAATCGATACTGCTATTGATTGGCTAAATTTGCCTTTTGTTTTGAAAAATGAAAAGTACTTTGAAGATGATTTATTTTGTGGAACACCTGATCTAATTTTGGAAGATGAAGTTTTGGATATAAAATGTAGTTGGGATTGTTTTACATTTCCTTTATTCGAAAAAGAAGTACCTACAAAAGACTATTTTTATCAATTACAGGTTTATATGCACCTTACAGGAAAAAGTAAGTCTAGGCTCGTTTATGTGCTTTTAAACACGCCTGAGGAATTAACCTATGAACAACAAAACGACTATTCTAATTTAGACAAAAAATATAGAATAAAAACTTTTACTATTGATTACGATAAATCAGTAATTGAAGATTTACAACAACGAGTTTTAAACATTAGAAATTATATAACAACTTTAAATTATTAAACTATGGGATCATTATCCAGCATTTACATTAAAAAAGAAGTATTAGAAACTTTATTAAAAGTTACTGATAAAAAAGGCGAAAAAGGAATAGAATTGACTATTTCAATTGGCGAAGAAACAAACACTTACGGACAAAATTTGTCCGCTTACGTTTCTCAAAGCAAAGAACAAAGGGAAGCGAAAAAAGAAAAGTACTATGTAGGGAATGGTAAGGTATTCTGGACTGACGGCAAAATAACGGTTGCAGTTAAAAAAGAGGAAGTACACGAAGCCAAACCGATTACCAAAGAAGAAGAACCAGACGATTTACCTTTCTGAACCAATCCAAACTTAAAACTTTTAATTGAAGTATTTGAATTAGACCCTATTGAAAGATAGGGTTTTTTATTTAGACTAAATATAAATAGTGATTAATTACAAATAAAGTGTGAATTAAATTTGCACACTTAATATTTTTAACTATCTTTGAATATTGAAAATCACTAAAAAATAGGAATTATGAAAGCAACAGATTTAAAACAAGGTTCAGTAGTAGAAATTAGATTAAACTTATCTATGGAAAAAATGAATCAACCAGTACAAGTTGAAATTGAAAGATGTACAGAAAAATATTTATGGTTCAAAAATAATTCTTTACAAAGAATGGGTAGAAATACTTTTCAAAATTGTGTAGATCACTTTAATTATAGAATTTTATCAATATAAATAAAAATCAGGGGTGCGACTGTAACGCACATAAAAAATGGAAACATCAAATCAAATCAGAAACTTCAGAATATTTTGCTCATCGTGCGTAATCTTAATTATATTGGTAATTATTAATAGTCCAGTGGTATGACAAAACAACAAACATTTCTTATCCTACTAGGAAATCAAAACAAAACGCATTTTGCAAAGAAACATAATATTTCACGTCGAGCAGTTTACAATTGGATTAACGGCGATAATATATCAAACAGTACGTTATCTGATATAGCAAAACTCGAAGGATACAAATTAAGTATAAATTTAAAATTAGAGAAATTATGAAAACATTACTAAACTGCATCTACATTTTCTTAATGTGGTGCGCTCTTTTATCAACTACTTTATTATGAAAAATCAAAAACTATTAGTTTGGATTGGTGTGACAATAATAACAATCCTATGGACAAAGTTTATTTTATCTTTAATATTTTAGGTATGAAAACGATAGCACAATTGGCAAAAGAAATAAACGTACCATCACACGAAATTTATAGGATTGTAAAACGTGATCAATTAAGTACAACAAAAAGACAAAACAATATCTCATTAACTCCAGAACAACAAGTTTATATTAGTAGGGTAATGTTTTTTGAACGTAAAACAGATTATATCACTTACGAAAGCAAAATGAATGTTAAAGAAACATTTGAAAGTTTTAAAGAAAGAAGTTATACTAGATTAAAATAAAAGTTATATCTTTGCGAAGTCGAAGCACTACCGACAGGAAAATATTTAGTATTTATACTAACGAGAAACCCTAAACAGTAGTAGTGCATTGTTTGGGGTTTTCTCATTTTAAAAAACAAATTAATTATGAATGATTATCAAAAGTTCTTAGAACAAAAAAAACATTCAATCGGTAATTTTGGATTTCAAGCTAATTATATTCCTGATATAGCGTTTGACTTTCAAAAATTCGTTATTGAAAAAGCTATTTTAAAAGGCCGTAGTGCTGTGTTTTTAGATACTGGATTAGGTAAGACATTAGTACAACTTTCTTTAGCTAAAAACATCGTAAACCATACTAATAAAAAGGTTTTGATATTAACACCTTTAGCGGTTGCTTTTCAATTTATTTTAGAGGCTGAAAAATTAGGTATTGATGACATCGAATATTCAAAAGACGGAAAACACACAAAGAAAATAGTAGTTTGTAATTACGAAAGATTACACTATTTTAATGAAAAAGATTTTGAAGGTGTTATTTTAGACGAGAGTTCTATACTTAAAAACTTCGACGGAAAAATAAAACAGGAAGTTACAACTTTTGTCAAAAAAATACCTTTTAGATTTTTATCTACAGCAACCCCATCGCCAAATGATTTTATTGAATTAGGCACAAGTTCCGAAGCGTTGGGATATATGGGATATATGGATATGTTAGGTAAGTTTTTTAAAAACAATCAAAATAGTGTTGATTCTAATAACCGTAATATTGGCGAAAAGTTTTACTTAAAACCACACGCTGAAAAGGATTTTTTTGCGTGGGTAAATCAATGGTCAATTATGGCAAAAATGCCAAGTGATTTAGGTTTTTCAAATGAAAGATATAATTTGCCTGAATTACACATTAATAGGCATATTGTAGAAAACCAAGAAATGTTCGATACAAATGGTCAAATAACAATGTTTACACCTATTGCAAAATCAATGACAGAGGTTAGGCTTGAACAACGTCAAACCGAAGAAAAAAGATGTGAAAAGGCTATTGATTTAGCACAAAATAAAACGTCTGTTTATTGGTGTAATACTAATAATGAAAGTAGTATTTTAAAACATTCAGATAGTAAAGCTGTTGAGATTATAGGTAGTCAATCAATCGATAAAAAAGAAGAAATACTTTTAGCATTTGCAAATGGTGAAATTGAAAGACTTATTACTAAAGCTAAAATGACTTCTATGGGTTTAAATTGGCAACATTGCAATCATTCAGTATTTTTTCCAACGTGGTCTTATGAGCAATATTACCAAGCAATAAGACGTTTCTGGAGGTTTGGGCAGAAAAATGATGTTACTATTGATATGGTAATTTCAGACGGTCAAACAAGGGTTTTAGAAGCCTTAGAGCAAAAGACACAAAAAGCAATACAGCTACATAAAAATTTAACGGAAAACGTTAACCGTTCATTTGAACACAAAACAAAAGAATTTAACAAACAAATAATTAAACCAAAATGGTAAAAGATCAAATTATTACAGAAAATTACGCAATCTATAACGGTGATTGTATGGAAGTATTACCAACACTTGAAAACGAAAGTGTTGACTTAGTTGTATATAGCCCTCCATTTGCAGGACTTTACAATTACAGCTCGAGTGAAAAGGACTTTTCTAATTGTGCAAATAAAGAAGAGTTTTTACAACAGTATGATTTTATGGTAAAAGAAATGTCAAGGGTAACAAAGTCAGGTCGTATAAATGCAGTACATTGCACCGATGTATTTGATAATACTTGTAGGCTTTGGGACTTCCCAAACGAGATTATTAGAATACATACTAAATACGGTTTTGAATATCGTAATCGTATTACTATTTGGAAAGAGCCTTTAAAAGTTAGAATGCGGACAATGGTACAATCTTTAATGCATAAATTTATAGTTGAAGATTCGACTAAATGCTTTACTGCAATGCCAGACTATATTTTAGTTTTCACTAAAAAAGGCGAAAATTTAGTACCTGTAACGCATCCTTACGGAATTAATCATTATGCTGGTGAAGTTCCGATTTTACCTAATATTTTAAGAGCCTGGAATAATGCAAATGATGCAAATTTAAACGAAGAGGAACTTTGGGAATATCTTAAAAATCATAATGAAGATGAAAAAATTACTAAACTAAATCATTATGTTTGGCAACGTTATGCATCGAGCGTTTGGGATGATATTCGTATTGATAACGTATTGCCTTTTAGAGATAGTAGAGAAGAAGATGACGAGAAACACGTACACCCTTTGCAATTGGATGTTATAGATAGAATTATTGAATTATATAGCAATCCTAACGAAGTTGTTTTAACTCCTTTTATGGGGGTAGGTAGTGAAGTATTTAGTCCTGTTTCAATGGGTCGTAAAGCGATAGGAATTGAGTTAAAAGATAGTTATTTTAAACAAGCTAAACTTAATTTAATCGAAGCATCTAAAAGATTTAAAGCTACTATTAAACAAGAAAAACTTTTTTAACTATGACACCAAAAAATAAATCAATTAAAATGCACCTCTTCTATTGCTTAATTCAGCTACTTTTAGAAAACCTAGACGAATTGCAAGTATCAACACCCCGAATGGTTAAGCTAAAATCAGACTTAACCGAGTTTTGTGAATTATTAAATAACGAGTGTGCAAATACATACACGGTCCAAAAAACTACATACTTTCAAGATTTGACAAATAAA